CTTTTAATTTTCTTTCTACGTTGATGTGATCAAGAACTACATCACCGAAAGTAATACCAGGTCGTCCAGATGCTTTGATTAAATATGAAGGAATACCTTCAACATACATAATGAATCGGTTTGCTACCTTTGGCTCAAACGCTGTAAACATTATTTCGGATGGGTCTAATAATTCTGCCATTGTTATTTAATTTAATTTAGTTGAATTTTCTTTTAAATAAATATCGATATTGTGTAAAAACAGTATCTGAAAGTTAAATTTTATTCCGGGCAGAGAATTGCGTATTTTAATTGTACTAAACGTTCTTGATGCTAATGAATAAAAGAAAAGGAACTATTTCTAGCTCCTTTTAATTTATTATTTTAAATACTCTTCAAATGTCATTCGTTTACCTTTGCCTGACTTAGCAGCGTCTATAGCTTTCATACAAAGTTTATAACTGAATTCATCATCATCTGCAAATGCTTTATCACCTGGAGTTGCTACACACCAAATGTCTTTTTTATTTGTTAAGCTTGTAATCACCCATATTGTGTAAGTTCCTAATTTAACTTCATGTACAGGTCCTACATTTTTAACATCTGAAGCTTCCATTCCTAAATCAACAATATTTTTTTTAGACCTCATTGGATCTCCCTGTACAGCATCTTTACCGTTAAAGTAAATGTAATAGTATTTACCAGTCGTGCCTTCATTCAATACTTTACTAATTTCTTCTCGAATAAGTTTTCTAAATTCTGTTATTTTCATTTTGTTAGTTTATTAATTTAATATAAATATGTTGAAATAAAAAAAGCCCTAATTACTTAGGGCTCTTACTATTATTAAATTATTGATTACGCTCCAGGGAATGCAGCACCGGTAGGTAAAATGTTAAAGTCAATTATAATGAACTCAGCTGTCTTAGCAGGTTGCAAAAATATTTGACCATACATAATATTACGATCGATTAAGTCTGGAGTGTTATTTGTATCATCCATTATAACTCGGAATGCATACAAACCTTGACGTTGTTGAATTGATTCTAAATATGGATTAACGATATTTAAGAAACGATTACGAGTTGCAGCTGTATTGTTTTCAAATACTAAATATTTAGTTGCTGATGCAATATATTTCTTAACTGCAATTAATAAACGTCTTACGTTAATTCTATCCAATGCCGAAGGTTTAGCTTGAAGTGTTTTCTGACCCCATACTACAACACCTTGACCAGGGAAAGTAGCAATTGGATTAATACGAGCTTCATACAACTCATCTCTTTCTGCATGAGTTAATCTTGTATAAGCATCAAGTACATTTGTTAATCCACCTCTATTTAAACCTGCAGGTGCATACCATTCAGCAGCTACTCTATCATTGAAAGAAAGAACTCCTGGAATTACCACACTTGGCGGAACCCATACTGGTTTATTAATTCCAGCATCTAAAATTTTCACCCATGGATAGTAAGTAGCAGCGTAATTGTTATCTAGCGTTTCAACAGCGGATACTGCAGCTGCAATATTATCTGTTAATCCTACAGCATCAAATACTAAGAAAGTATCTCCTCTATCTAAACACATACTAGCTGCGTAATCAATTACTGCAGAGTGAAGAGACTGAATAACACCTGGAAGAACTAACATATTAATATCTAATTCATCAGGGTTGGAAACAGCATCAATAGCGTTTGTATACACTGAATAATCTTTTGCTGTATTGTTACGTAAATCATATCCTTGAGTATTTGAAGCTACGATATCACCTCCTACTAAAATTCTTCTATTAGGTTGAATACCGTCAAATCCACCTTGGAATGGAACAATAAATTTACGAGAATCAATTGAAGTGTCTGTTGTCAATCCAATAGACCCTGTATATGGAGAAGCTGCTGATGGATAATTAGCTCCAGATGACTGATTAAAATCTGAAAGCAAAAATGGTACATTAGCTCCAACAGTCGCTCCTGTTTTCGGAAGTGGTTTTAAGTAATTGATGTTATCGGTAGAAGCTAAATCATAATCAAATCCGAAATATTTACGTCTGTTATAAACACCATTAATTGTTTGAGTAGCTACATAACTAGCTGCAGGTATATTAGTAAATCCTGAAGGTACTGGATTATATAAAGCAGCAAACCCAAACGGTACTAACTCTGGAGAAGCAGCTGCTTTAGCAACTAAATCATCTACTTCAACATATACATATTTTGATTTATTAGGATAATCTCCGTAAATTACAACTTTACCTGAAGAAAATATTTTATATCTGTCTCCAATTACACGAGCAATATATCTAGGAGAATTAGGATCTAAATTTACATTATCAAAAGACTCTAAAATGTTTTGACGTACGTCAGAATCTTGAGTTGTGTAAGGAGATCCTACAGCTGCTAATTTAGTTTGATCTACAGCACGAATTAATACTGTAAACGAACCATATTCTGATCCAGCAACTGTTCCTGCAGGACGAATATTTGAAATTGCAACTTTAATTTCATAATTACTATGATTACCATCCGCATGAGTATGAAACTTAAACAAGTTAAATGTCGAATCATTAACTTCTTGTGAAGTAATCCATGGAGTCGTTGCTTCTGTATACGAATCTTCATAATCAAAAGAAGCAGTCTCTAATGTAATTGTACAAGCAGGGTCAGCAGCTAATGAAGCAGATGCTGCTTGCTTAAACATTGTATACAAATATCCAGGTGCTGAAGTCGACTTAGGAGTCATGCTAAATACTTTAGTTAAAAAGTTTGCATTTGCATTTGATAACGAAGCGCTATAATATGCAGTAGTGCTTCCTTTAGCGTTAGGATACGCAGCAGTGTCAACTGTATACGCTCCAGAAATTTGAAGAACAAATGATCCAGACTCGTTAGAATTAACTACAGACTTTCCAAATAAGTTTGTTGAACCATCGTAAAATGCATCCGTTTCAGATAAAACTTGAGATGGATGAATTAAAGCAATATGCTTTTTACCAAACGATCCGGTAGCTACCACTGCTACTGGGTTTAATAAACTATATCCATCGTCATGTAAAGTACGAACTACTGTTAATTGACCTGAATTTTCTAAATACTCCTTAGCGGTGTAAGGAAGATATAAATTAGGGTTTGTATCCCCAAACATTTGCACAAACTCACCATATGATGAAACTGATGTTGGAACCATTGCAGGACCTTTTACTGTTGGTCCGACAAATGCAGCTCCAATTGCAGCAATACCTTGAGGTAAGAAAGACAAATCTTTTTCTTCGGTGAAGACACCGGGGCTGACGATTTTTTCTGCCATTGTTTTACGTTTTAAAGTTTAGATTGTTATTGATTAATATCTTATATAAATATGATCTAAAACAATCAAACAGTTTGTCCTGCAGGTAAAAATTCTCCGGTTTCGATATTTATATCACCATCTCCGTATTTTTCTGAAATTGATTTTGCAAATTGCTCTTCTTCAGACTGAATAGATAAATATTTCTGAGTAAACGTCGTTTCTAATTCTGATAAACGTTTAAGTTGCTCGTTAAGTAAAATCATTTCAATTTTAAGTTGTCCTAACTGAGCCGTAATAGTAGCGTAGTTTTCTTGAAGCTTTTGAACTTGTTGAAGTTCTTGTTCTGTTAATTTAATTGGAGTCAACATAACTAATTTATAATTTATTTAATATAAATATGTAATACTCTTTTGAAACAATTACATAGATACTATTATCACTACACCATCTCCACCTTTTCCTCCATATCCTCCGTTAGTAGTTCCCCAGAAACTTGCTCCGCCACCGCCACCACCGCAGCCCCAGCCGCCGTTTCCCCCATCACCTCCGCTACCTATTGAACCGCCCGTACCACCAACACCACCTCCAGCTCCTCCTGTCGAATATACAGGATGTCTTTTAGATATCATTGAAGTAAATGTTGATAAATTAAATCCATGAGATCCGTCTGCAGCGAATGTAGTTGACGAAGCTCCACCATTTACGTTAGGTATCATACCTTCACCTATAAATTGACCTGTAGTGTCTGCCGTACCCGCTGCAGTAGCTCCACCTCCACCTAAGCCTCCGTAACCAAAAGGTTGAACAAGAGAGGTGTTACTTAAAGCAGATCCTCCCACGCCTCCAGCTCGTGCAGCAATTGGAGCTAAAGTAGTAATAATTCCATGAAATGAAGTAAATTTGCCAGCTTGAGTAAATACTGTACCAGCAGTGCCTAACGTACCTGCTGTCGCCCCAGATCCAGGACCTCCTTGACCGGCAACTGTATTGCCACTAGCTAATACTATGTACCCAGCAGTAATATCAGGTTCTACATTGATGTAAGATAAAGTGCCTACAGTTGCAGCTGCTGTTAACGGAGAGCCTCGTCCTCCGCTACCTCCAGACCCGACTTGAATGTATAAAGTATTTGGAAGTGTGTTAGCAGGAAATACTCCCCATGCAGACGCAGCGCCTCCCCCACCTCCACCACCAGTAGTAGTGTTTATTGTAACAGAATGGCCAGCACCTCCGCCTCCGCCTCCGCCAAGGGCAAACATGTATACGTACTTACAGTTTTTAGGCTTGTTCCAAGTTTGCCATGAAAATGAACCAGATCCATTAGTATAATACATTTTAATATTATTTGGATCTGATGAATTGTTTATATGAAATAAATCAAGCATAAATTAATAACATGTTATTATTACTAAACCATCTCCGCCATTACCTCCACGATTGCCAGTACCAGAAGCTAGCGTATTAGCCCCTCCGGCTCCACCGCCTGAACCAAAACCTCCGGGTCCGCCATCTCCTCCTAGACCACCGGTAAAGTTTGAAGCTCCTCCAGCTCCGCCGGTTGTAAAAAAAAGATATGGTAGGTTTATTGAGGGTGTTTGATTAACTCCGCCAGAGCCACGTTCCCCTTCAATCTGACCTCCTTTGATTGTGTTTATTGGATGTACTATATCACCGCCGGCAGTAAATACTGTCGCAGTTGCAACGGCTAAACTACCACCTGCAGCTCCACCAGTTGTTGGTAAAGTTGCTGTTATACTTGACCCCGCGGCAGATCCATTGATACGAACTGCTCCTGATTGTCCAGTTACGGAAGTGTATAGCATCATTTCAATCAAATCATATACGGCAACTCCACCTCCAGCACCTACTGTACCCCCGTTACCGCCAGTCCCATTGAAACATGCAAACAATAAATCCGATTCTATTGTAGTTGTAATTCTTGTAGCTACGTATGTAATACCTCCGGAAGTACCTGCCGTTCCTCCTGTTGCTCCAAAGCTTGCAGGCGCGCCGCCTGGTCCGCCTTTACCAACTTGAATGTATAAAATATCAGGAATTAAATTTGCTGGAATAAAAGCTGACATAATCCCTCCAGCTCCACCTCCCGAATTTCCGAATCTGTTACCAGCGCTGTTATTAACACCGCCGCTCCCTCCACCTCCACCAGCACCAAGAGCAAATATATGAATCATACTACAACCTTTTGGCTTTGTCCAAGTTTGCCATGTTGTAGTTCCACCTGCATAAAATACTTGAAATTTTGGATTAGTATAACTTGGTATATGTTGTAAATCTAACATGTTTATATAAATTTTAAAATGCTGTTATTATTACTAAACCATCTCCACCACGACCACCAATACTACCACTAGCTAATACAGATGCGCCCCCACCACCACCACCACAGCCATATGAGCCATTTCCGCCATTTCCTCCTAAAGTAGCAGATCCGGCCCCTCCTGCTCCGCCAAGAAATAAAGGGGTTGTGAGCATTGATCCATTAGTTGAATACATTGAAGTGTAAAACCCATTACCTCCTGCTGTAATTCCGGATGCTGATCCGCTGGGTACTTCTGGAGTTAATACAGTGGCTGTAATCATTCCTCCATTATAATTAACGTTTGATAAACTTCTCGCTCCACCTCCCGCGCCACCACATGTAATGAAACTAGGTGCAACTCCTGTGCCGGGAAGTGATGTTGAAGATCCGCCATTACCGCCTGCAACTCCAGCTTCACTTTCAAATAATCCTAAATAATTCCAAAAAGCTATAGTAGCGGCAGTACCCGCGGCGCCTCTCGTGCCAAATGCTATACCGCCTCCGGTTGCAACTGAGTTACCAGATTTAGTTAAAACGTAATTTGCTGAACTTGTAGGCTGTATACATACAAACGACAACTGGCCGTCTGAACCTGAAGCTAAGATGGTAGTACTTGCAGATCCAGACCCTCCTAAACCTCCATTGCCAACTTGAATGTATAAAGTGCTAGGAAGAGCCCATGCAGGATATAGTGTTTTAGTTACAGAGGAAGATCCACCGCCTTTACCACCATTTCGGTTGGCAGAGGCTGCGGACCATCCCCCAGCAGCTCCACCGCCGCCGCCACCAATAGCTACAATAGATACAAATGTACAATTTTCTGGTTTATTCCAAGTTTGCCATCCGTTTTCAAACAAAGATCTTGTTGGATTATTAGCATAAAAAATGCTAGTGTTAACAGAACTATTTGGTACGTCGAAAAAATCTAACATAACTAACTTTTAAATTTAATATTTACCTCCAATTACAGTTACTGCATAACCAGCAGCTACTGTCGTTCCTAAAGTTACGTAAATTGTATATCCTGGCGGAAGTGCAAAATTTAAAGCTAATTCTGAGGTTGCTAACGACGCTGCAACGTTAGCTGTCGTTGCTGCTAACGTAATGTCATCCCATTGAATATTATTAGCTGCTGTTCCTGTTGTTGATCCATTATTAATCCAAACGCGAGCTACAGTAGCTACATTTGTTCCTAAAGGACGAAATCGAATTTTTTGCACATAACCGCCGTTAGTAGAATCTGCTGTAAATACTAAATATGTAGTACCTGAAGTTAAGTCTGTCGTAGCATTCGAAGTTAATACTGCTGACGTTGACCATTGAATATCTCCTATTCTTGAATAAATTGGTTGAATATTTCCTGCCATTTTTTATTGTATTTTTTAAGTTAAATAATTTAAACTAGATATTGCATAAGCTAATCCATAATTAAATGGTACATACGAAGCTGTTGCCGCATAAGATGCTGTCGCTACATACGAAGCTGTTACTGCATACGAAGCTGATATTGAATTAACAACATAAGAAGCTGTTGCTGCGTATGAAGCTGACGTTGAATTTGTAGCGTTTAACGGAGTGCCATTTTGCCAAATTCCAGCATTATACACTAAAGCTTGGCCAGTTTGTGGACTTGATATCGTTACGTCAGTTAAGTCGCTAAGATTTGTAGTCGTTGTACCGCCTCCACCTGAAGCTCCTGCTGTATTACGAAACAATCCTGAATTGATTATTTTATTGTTTGTAGTGTCTGTTAAACTAGTAGTATTTCCTCTAGTAATAATATATCCAATAAAAGGTAATGATATAACTGTAGCTGAGGACTCTTGAAAAGCTTCTGTTGTTATATTTTGTATAGCTTCTGCTAAACTATTATAAACATTTTGACCATAATATACATATGACAACCCATTAACAACTCCTTGATACACACGCTGAACTGTCCATTCGCTAGAGCCTACAAATGATAAAACTCCAGAGCCATCATCCCATAACGTAGGATCAATGTCAGTATATGGAAGCCCACCGTTTGTTAAAGCCTTGTACCCACCAATAACTTCTGGATCGCGATATAATCTAATAATACTTCCTGTAGCTACTGCAGAAGAATCGTATATAGAAGGATTATCAGGATCTTGAGAATAGAATCCGCCGTATCGAAAAGTTCGTCCAGATGCTATACTTATTTTCAAACTTCCTGACTGTGCAGTGATGTCGTATCCAGATATTTTTAGTGGACCAAAAGCTCTTACAAATTGAGCTGCTTGCTCAGATTGACCATATGTTGTAACTCGAGCATCAGCATACGCGCTAATACTTGAAGTAGTTAAGTGCGTTATATAACCTAACGGAAATTTCTCATTGTATTGCTGTGGAGTGTATGTCGTAGTTTGTTGTATTAAAGATCCATTAGAGTCAATTAATAAATACGTTAACTGTGACGAGGTTATAAATTGAGCACTTGCAGTAATAGGACCAAATCCTATATAACTTGGAACAGTATCTCCATGTGATGAAGTAGAAGCGTTATGATTTACTATTAAACCAGCTCCGGGGCTAACGTATATTGTAGACCCTGAATATGTAACTACACCACCCCAAACTAAACCGGTGTCAGCACGCTCTTCCAACCAATGCATTTCCCAAAGAGCTCCGTTATTTCTATATTGTAAATTGTTTTCTGTATTGTCTGCGGATGCAGTTACAAATATATAAGAAGCTATAACATCTCCTGCTCCTGTATCGTGTGATGGATATATCGCTAACGCGCCGGTAACAGCTTGCGTAGCTTTGAATTGATTTGATCCTGTCGTTGCCAGCGATCCAGACTTTGCTACAAATATTGGATCTGTTTCTTGATAATAAGATGCTGTTGCTGAATATGAGCTACTAACAGCAT